GAGCACCACCTTGACATGGTGGGGGTCGTTGGTTCGAGTCCAATCGCGCCTACCAATAAAATCAAGCACTTACGGGAAACCGTAGGTGCTTTTTTCTTGCCGGTATGAAGATAGTATGAAAAAGCGGGTTCTGAACCGCCCTCGAACTGCTCAATTTTTAGGCATCCCAGCATCGCGGGGAAGCGCACCATCAACCATCCTTGCAACACTCGTTTTCTACAAAGCCCATAGTGCCGTACTGCCAAAACTGACAAAAGGATGCCGGCCACGCACCGTCCAAGATGATGCTGCCGGCTGTCACGGTTACTTGCTACCCGCGCGACTCATGACTAAGGCGCGTCTGGCTATCTGCTGTCGCAGCCCTGCCAGCTAGGGGGTTCTCAGAATGTGGCAGTGGCCGCAGGCATGTTGATGCTGCCCACGAACTGCTTGAAGCGCATCAGCCCATAGCGGCAGGCGTCTGCTCCGTGATCCGGCCCTGAGCTGTCCAAGTCCTCGACCCGCTTTTCGTCGCGCGCCAGGTAGGGCACCGTCGCCCAGAAATAATCACACCCTCGGCTGATGTAGAGGCCGGGCACGTCAGGCTTACCGGCATCGGCCAGCAGGCGCTTGACGGTCTGCCAGCCGGTGATGCGGTCGGCTTTCTTGGCCGGCTCGAAGTTCACCTTGAAGCGGGCAAACTCGTCGGCAATCGTTCCAGCGGTGAAGCCAGTCCGGGCGAAACAAGCATCGTCTGCAACCCCTCGCGGTTTCATGTCCCAGCGGGCGCACATGGCCCTGATCTCCTCGGCGATGGTGGGGATCGTCCAGCCCAGTCCCATGTTCAGGTTGTCCCTGCGGACGGTGGCCAGCTCGTCGACAAGAACGACGCTGCCCCTGGGATAGAACACGCCTTCGTGTTGATCGCCTGGGCTTTGCGCCATGACGTAGGTCACTGACGGTGCTGTCGATCCGAAGTCATGACCGAGCCACCAGCCCCAGCCATCGGGGATCTGTTTCCAGTGGTCGACGGCGTTGCGGGCTTCGTCGAGAACGCTGGCGAAGTAGGCACCACGGTTCACAGCCCAATCGCCGGTTAACCAGGCTCTCAGCAGCTCGGGGTCGGACGGGCAAGCCGATGTGAGCTGTTCGCGGTATTGGTCGCGGTCGATGAACTGGTTACCGTCAAACGTTGAGGGCGCGTACACCCATAGGCGCTTACTCCGTTCCTCCCTGAACGCTTTCCAGGGGCCGGCTTGGAACACGTAGCGCTTGGCGATCCAGTGATGACCTGGGCCGCCTGGGTTGGCTGCCACCACCACGCGGATGGGGATGTCCTTGGCCCCCCGCAGGTTGCTGCGCATCATGTCCAACAGGTCGGGCTGCGCGTACTGGCCAGCCTCATCGATCATCAACAAGGTGAACGAGCGGCCTTGATACTTGGGGTAGTCGGCGTGGCTCTCCAACTGGCCAAACTCGATATAGCCCCCGTTGGGCATGCGCCAGATATGTTCTGACTGGTTGTAGCGGGCGTCGGTGCCGTAGATTGAGCCGAACAGCTCGCGGCACGTCAGCTCGAAGTCTCTCAGTCCGCCGTAGGTCTTTCGCAGGTACAGCACGCGAGCGCGCTGGCCGTACTGTTCGCAGTGCCGCAGGGCGAGTAGCGCCAGGCCGTAGGACTTGCCACCACCACGGCCACCACCGCAGAAAACATCAACTTCTTCGGGCAGTTCCAGCAGTGATTGCTGGAAGGGGTTTAGCGTCTGCATCTATCACCTCGACGGTTTCCAGCGGCTTCGCACCAGGCAGCGCGAAGTTAATTTGGACTCGGTTGCCTTGCTGCGGCTGCTCGCCCTCGATGTAGCCGTGACGGGCTTTCAGCAGGAACATGGCGGCGATCAGGCTGTCGCGGCCTTGGCCCCCGGTTGCTGCCTCGAACAGCACGTTGTGCAGCGTCTTTCGTTCCTTTTCGCGGCCTTCGTCGAACGCGGCCAGCAGGTCGGGACGTTCGTCGAGCCAGCGGCGCAGGGTGTCGTGTGCGCAGCCAAGGGCGGTTGCGATGCCCTTTTGTGACGCACCAGTCGCGGCGGCTGTGCGGATGCGCTCGGCAGCGTCCTTGGGCGGTTGCTTGGGGCGCCTGCCGATGGGTTTCTTGATGATCTCTGTCATGAAGATGAAGGGGCCGAAGCCCCCCCCAATCAAGCCAGCTTGTGCTTCAAGAATGCCAGCGGGACATTCTTGCGGCTGGTGGCCACGCGATCCCAGTTGGTGGCCGTGGCCAACTCCGCGATGGTGGGGCTGTCGCCGACAACAGAGGCCTCTTTCCACTGGAACCCCAGCGGATGAATGGCCAGGTTCACGCGGCTGTGCAGGACTTGCTGACCGCCACCATTACCGGCGCTGGGCAGGTTCTCGATCTCGGTTCCTGCGGCGACGCGTGGGGCCGTCATGCCGAAGCCCACTGCGCCAGGGCCGAACAGGACGGTGGTGTAAACGCCGGTCGATACCGGCAGGCCATCGTCGACCAGGATGCCCAGCCCCCGGAAGGTCTGGATAAACCCGCCTTGGCTGTCGGGCAGGGTCTGGATCATGTCGGCCTTCAGCGCGGCTTTGTAGGTCGCAGAGTGCATGCTGATGCCGGTCAAGTCGCGCATGGCATCGCCCAGCGTGGCGGCGGTATCGATCACTGCTGCGGCTGAGAAATTCGCGGCGGTGCCGGTGGCGGTCGAAATGTCTTCCACCATGTCGCCGCTGTCGTTGGCCACGTTGTCGGCCAGGATGCCGTTCAGGCTGGCGATCAGGCGGCGCTGCGCTTGGCGCGTCCAGTAGGCGGCGGCGCGGTCTTGGATGCGCTTCAAAGCATCATCGCCAGACAGCTCCGAAGCCAGGTTCATCGCCGACCAGGACGCATGCAGGAACGCCTTGCGGACGATCTGCTTGCCGCTGCCCAGCTTGCGCGGCGTGGCGTTGACGGTGGGGTCGTCGCTGGCGATGTTGGCCTCGTCGTCGGCCAGGTCTTTCCAGTGCGGCACGCTGAACGAGTCAGCACCAGCACGGAGATGTTCCTCGATCTGCGCATTGCGGGTGACGATGCCGGATCGAACCAGGGCCGATTTCTCGACGCTGTTCTGAACGATGTAGTCGGTGAACTCGACGGGGACGATAACGTCCGCAATTTGGGTGACAGCCATGTCTAGGCTCCTTCACAAAACAAGGGGGAGTTGTTTCGCAAGGGCCGTGAGCCGGTGCGGGTGGCGCGTAACGCCTGGGATGGGTGCCGCCCAGCGTGGCCGGGCGGTGATTAAATTTTAAGCAGTATCAGGAATCAGCGCAAGCCGAACTGAGGTTTTTTTGGCGGCTCGGGTGCCTGGGCTGGCGTCGAGTTGGTGAAGGCTGCCGAAGTGCCCCCGGTCGCGCCTGATCCCTGGGGGCGCGGCAACAGGTGGAATGGGTTGTCGACCCCCGGATACACCTTGCTTTCGTTGTCGAAAATCCAGCGGGCCAGGCTGGCACTGTCGCTCGGATCGATGCGGGTGTGCTTTTCCTCCGGCGGCGGCGCGTCTTTAGGACGGGGGTCACGCGCGCCGGGGATATGTCTGTGCTGGTAAACCTTCTCAGTGGTGGTGATCTCCTTGCCGGTGGCCTTGTCTACCAGGTAGGGCTTGTTGTCTTCGTCAAGGCGCAGCTCGCACAGTTCCAGGATGGTCCTTTCCATCAGGCCGGGCACAGCGGTTCCGAGTGACTTGATGGCCCTGCGAAAGGGCGCCATGGCGCAGTGGTCGAAAACGGCTTCGTCGCGTGCTTTGACTGCCGCGCCGGCTGTCTCCTTGGCCTGGGCAAGTTCCAATTCCAGCTCTCCGATGCGGGCGGCCAGCTCGGCGTTCTTGGCCAACAGCTCCTTGTTCTTGGCCAGAACGGCAGCGGGGTTCTTGACCTCGGCGTCAGGGGTGGTGGTGGTGTCGGTCATGTCAATTTCCTTTCGGGTAAGTGGTCGTGAAATGCGCCAGCAGGTCGGCGCGAAGGTGGGCGGGTGTCTCAAGGCACTGCTGGCGCATGGCCTCTCTGGCCTGGGGGCCGTCGTTGAAGTGGTCGCATGCGCGCATGGCGGCCTCAATCAGTTCGTCGGCAGAGATGCAGTTTTCAAAGATGCCCGTCACCCCCACTGACGAAACTGACGAAACCCGGTGCGGAAATTCATAAATGCGCCCGGAAGGCACTGACGAAACTGTCAGAACCCCCCTTTCGTCAGTTCTGTCAGGTGCTTCTTGGGCCTTTTGTGAAAAACGTGCTTTCGCAACTTCCAGCCAGCTCATGCCTGCCTCCGTGCGCGCGGGTTGATGAAGTGCTTCACGGTGGGCCTGCCGGTGTCGTTGGATGTTTCAGCGCTGGTGACCCATCCGTGTTCTTCCAGCAACAGCAGGGCGGCTTCGGCCTGCATGTTGGTGGTGACGCCAGTCCACTGCTTTCGCACCACGTCGCGGACGGTGAACCCATCTTCCAACTTGCCCTCGGCGATCCTGCGGCTGACCCTGCGCGCGGCGGTGACCTTGGCAGCCTCTACGAGCCCGTAGACACGTCTAGCGTGCTGGGCGAGGTACTCGCACCAGACAGCGGCCCGAACGGCGCTGTCGGCCTTTACGGGGCCAATCTGGCCCTCCGCCAGGTGAAGGATCAGGGCGATGGAGCAGAACAGCTTTTCAAACTTCCCGAAGTGCTGGCGCATCATCGGGTTCTCCTCGTTGGGGATCAGCGTCTGATTGAGCTGGTGGCACCAATCAACAAAGACTTCCTGCGCGGCATCATCGAAATGGAAGTGCGGCAGCTTCACGAAGTCATCAGCGGCGGCGGCACCGTCCAACACGGGATCGAAGTTCGCCAGGCGGTCGAACAGGTCGCGCACGGCCTCGCGGGCACCCTTGACGGGATAGCGGTCGCGCCATACCCACGGCACAGGCTCGGGGTACACCAGCACTTGAAACCGTTGGATGCGCCCGTCGTTGTCCATCGATGTGGCCATCGTGGCGAGGTAGCGCTCCAGCAGCTCGGGCTGGATACCTCCGAACAGGCTCAGGCACAGGTTCTTGATGTAGAGACTGCCGCGCGCGATCCGGTCGATATTGAATGACCCGGTGCCGTTCCAGCCCTCCAGGTAGAAAGCCCTGTCTCCCTCGCGTCCGTCCTTCTCCCAGCTCGCCAGCAGGCCGATCAGTTCGTCGCGGAAAACAAGCAGCCCCTGCGGGTTGTCGACCAGCAGGTCGCCCAGCTTCTCGACCGTGCTGTCGTTGGACTTGTAGCGCCGTTGATGCGGCTCCTCGGGCGGTGCGATGGCCTGCATGTCGGCGATGGCCAGCGCCATCTTGTCGCCGTCGCCCTTGCCAGTGGCCGCCTTCTTCATGTTGGCCTTGATGGCGGCTTGATGGGCTTCGTAGGCGGCCAGCTCGGCTGCGTACACCTTTTGAGCCTGCTCCAGTGACTCGGCCTCCTTGGCTTCAAGCCGATCAAGAAACCGGGTCACGGTGCCAAGCGCCGGGGACTTCTTGGACGAAGGATCGCCCACGATGCCACCGAACAGATTGGGCGTCACGATCCAATCGTCGCGGCGCTTGGGCTTGATGGCGCACCTTGCCCCAATGACGGAACCCAGCGACACGATCAGCGCGGCGGCGATGTAGTCCGGTGCACAGGGCATCCGGTCGGCTTCGTCCAACACGAAGTCAGCCAGGGACTTTGGCAGCATGGCATGAG